TGCCATCTTTTTTCCTATAAATATTTTTATGTTGCATCAAGGCTATTTCAAACCAAAAAATCCTCAGAAATATAAAGGCGACCCGACTAATATTATTTATAGGTCGGGATGGGAACTCAAATTTATGTTTTATGTAGATTCACATCCTGAGATAATAGAATGGGGAAGTGAAGAATTTTCAATACCTTATAGATCACCTATAGATGGCAGAATACATCGTTATTTTCCAGACTTTTATCTTAAAAAAATAACTAAAGATGGAAAATCACAGACTCTAATTATAGAAATTAAACCACTTAAACAAACTATAGAACCACAAAAAACAAATAAGAAAACTAAAAGCTATATAAACGAAGTCATGACATGGGGAATAAATAGCTCTAAGTGGAAAGCTGCGCAGGAATTCTGCAAAGATCGTAATTGGAAGTTCCTTATCTTAACAGAAAAAGAGTTGAACATAAAATACTAATGGCATACATTTTTCAGAAGCTTAATAAACAGGCAGGCAAAGCTAACATATCTCAGAAAGATATATTAGATGCTCGTGAATGGTTTAGATCGCAGGCTAGCACTATAAAGTCGGTTAACACAAATAAGTTAATGCAGACTTCTTTTGATAGTCCACAGATGAATCCAGCCTCTATTGGTCAGATGTTTATGTTTTTTTATGATCCAAAAACTAAAAGTAGTCTACCTTATTATGATAAGTTTCCTCTTATTTTTCCAATTAATTTTTATAAAGATGGATTTTTAGGTATTAATTTACATTATATACCACCATATTCCAGAGCTAAATTAATGGATTCTTTGTATTCTACTATAAATAATAAGAAATATGATAATACAACAAAACTTAAAATTAGTTATGAACTTTTAAATGCTGCAGGTAGATTTAAAGAATTTAAACCATGTATAAAAAGATATTTGTTTAGTCACGTTGTATCAAACTTTCAATATGTAAATCCTGAAGATTGGGATAAAGCAATAATGTTACCAACAGAAAGATTTGTTGGTAAATCAAAAGATAAAGTTTGGGCAGACTCAATGAGTAAGATCTAATGTCATTTAATGTACAAAACTTTTTATCAAGAGTAAATGAAGCTGGCGGATTAGTTCAGAATAATAAATTTCAATTGCTCATAACTCCACCACCGATTTTTCAATCAAGTACAAATTATAATGAAGAAATAAAAGCTAAATTACAAGATGGCGCCAAAAACCTTGTATATTTTTGTTCTAGTGCATCTGTTCCAGGCGTTAATTTAAATACACATGAAATTAGAAGATATGGTTATGGTCCTAATGAAAAAAGACCATATTCTGTATCATTTTCTGATGCTACTTTTAATATATATTTTGATTCAAAAAGAAAGAACTATGATTTCTTTCAAACTTGGATTAGTACAATTATGGATTATGATGTTGGTAATAGTACTAATTCTAAATTTTTATTAGAATATAAATCAGAATATAAATCTACTATAGAATTAAAAATTTATGATAATAAAGGTTCTACTGTTGGGCATTATAGAATGGATGAAGCTTTTCCAATATCTATTGGTGATATACCATTAAACTGGGGAGATACAAATAGCATCATAAAAATACCAGTTACATTTACATTCTTCACTTGGAGAAATGAAAGCGTTCAAAATTCTTCTAGATTTGAAGAAGTATCTTCGAGAGTACCAAATATATTTGGTGAAGTAGTAAAACAAACACAGCAAAAACAAGATATAGTAGGTGGCAGTACTATGGACGGGTTTATGCCACCAGGCACTAATTAGGTATTAATTAATGGAAACATACTTTAATAAATTTCCAAATACTGTGTACAATGATACATCTTGTACAGATATAACAAAAAGAGTTTCTATCTCTCAAAAAATCTTGAGAAGAAAAAATCTGTTTTATCTATATGAGATTGAAAATGATTTAAGACCAGATCAAGTTTCAAATTATTATTATAATGATCCTGCATATGAATGGCTAATATACTTACAAAATGAAATCATAGATCCATACTATGGATGGTATATCTCTGAAAATGATTTTAATAATATGATAGTAGATACGTATGGATCATATGAAAAAGCTTTACAAAAAATAAAATATTATCAACTTAATTGGTTTGGCGAACTTTCAGATATATCTGTATCTTTTTATAATAATAATTTACCGGATGTTTTAAAAAAATATTATGTACCAGACTATGGAGCTGGTGTTAAAATCGTTTCTTATAAACTTAGAGAAGAAGATTGGATAGTTAATACTAATAAAATAATGAAATTAAATTTAAGTTCATTTATAACTTCAAATGTAAATGGCAACTCATTTACAACCAGTGAGATTGTAAATATCAAACAGAACTATGCAACATCTGAAACTACAGCTAATGCAGAAGTCGTTGTTGCTAATAGCACTGTAGTAACTATTAAAAATGTAGAAGGCAGTATAGCTAATAATTTTTACGTGGTACAACCTTCAACAAATACTATAGCTCAATATACTAACAGCGAAGTCATATCACAAAACATACCAAGTGATGAAACAATATATTGGACTGCAATCTCTTGTTACGAATATGAAAGAAGAAAAAATGAAGCAAATAAGACTATTAGATTGCTTGATTCAAACTTTGCATTAGAAGCCGCTGAAAACTTAAGAGTAAAGTTATTGGATTAACAACATGAGTATGCCAACACCTGGTGAAGTTACTATAAGACAATTATCTGTAAATGGTACAGACTTATCACCTTACGTCTATGAACTATCGATTTATGAAAGTCTTTTTAAACCCTTTAGAGCTGCTGAAGTTACTATTACTGATACAAATAACGTAATGAAAAACTTAGAAATAAAAGGAAATGAAGACGTTGAAATGAGTATTGAATGTGCTGGTGAAATATACACAGCAAAGTTTAAAGTATTATCACCAGAAAATGGTAACTCTTCTCAGAATATGAGAGTGCAAGGTGTAAAATTAAACTTAGTTAGTGAGATTTTTTTAAAGAATAAAACTACTACTGTACAAAAATCATTTAAAAATATAACCGGTTCTGATGCTGTAAAAAAGATATTTGATGAACTTGGTGTTAAGGGTAACCTTGATGCATCTAGCAGTAAAGGTATGATAGGTGAGAATGAGCCTTATATAGTTTCTAACTTAAATCCATTTGAAGCAATACATGGTATAAGAACTAGAATAACAGGTGACAAATATAAGACTGGAGCTTATTGTTTTTTTGAAGACAAAGAAGGAAATTATATCTTTAAACAATTAGAAGAGTTGTTTGATAACATGTCACCAGTAGCAAAGTTTACACATAAGTCTACGCAAGGTGGAAATATAAAAGACATGGAAGGTCAGAGTTATAACATAATTGGTTTTCAAGAAAAAACATCTTTTAGTCCTGGTGGCAGGTTTGATATTGGTGATGTCATGAACACTAGAAAATCTGCACAGGTTAGCACCTATAGTACTTCAGAATCTAAGTTTAATAAAGGCCAAGTAAAAGATCCTGCTGAAGGAAAAAAAGGTGGTGAGTTTAAAGTTAATGATAATTATGGCAGTAGTGGTAAACCAAGATCTACAACTGTTATACCACATGATAAGAGATTAGAAAAAAACTCAGTACAAGCAGAGAAGAGTGCAGAAGAACAAAGATATGTTCAAGAAGTAAAAAATGGTCCTCAATGTACTATACAAGTGTTGATGGATTCAGGTATAAAGTGCACAGTTGGTAAAGCTGTCTCAGCAGATATATCACAACCTATAGGTGATATGACTAATGCGCAATCCGGAAATCCTATTGGTGGTGATATGCTAGTAATAAACTTAAGACACCACATAAAGATGTATAATGCTAAACCTAAAGCTACTACTATATTAGAGTTAGCTAAGGGCGGGTATAATAAAGGAACTTAATTAATGAATTTTTTCTGGGCAGAAATAGTTGATGTTGAGAATGATGATGAAAAATCTGGTCGTGCTAAGATTAGAATCATGGGTGATCAGACTGAACTTAAAGACAGCGAATTAAGATATGCTCGTCCACTATTTCCAGTAACTAGTGCTT